CTGCTAAAAATGTAGCGACTAAGACTCGTTCCATGAAGGAACAAGGTATCCCAGAATTACAGCCTCAAGATCAACAAGAGCCGAGTAATGTAAGAAAAGGTCTTGACTTTTTAGGCAAAGTTTTCACAGCAGGCAAACTGCTACAAGATCCTAAAGCACTAGCAGATCAAGAGATTAAAAATTATTTAGACCCGTCTAGACAAAATCAAAGTATTATTAGAAGAATGCAACAAGACCAAGATCAACGATAATGTGTTCAATAAATGTCATTTTTAGTAGCTAACTTACCGCCCGTACATTCTTATATCAGGCGTGAATTTCTTTATGACTTTGAAAAAGGACATGGAGAATACGAACCTTGCATATGGATCTCAATCAAAAGTATCAGAGGACAGGCATTTAGAATTGAGGCATACTTACCAAACTATGGCGCACTTTATGACAAACTACCTTTACATGCGTTTGTGTCACGCACAGAGAATCTTGACCCACAGAATTTTTTACCTTTAGACACACTACAAATTTGGGACTGCTTTGATTACGATATTGCTATTATTCAAAAAGCATTCCTAAAAAATCTCAGTTGTAAATTCTATGCCAAAGACAAAAATATGTATTCCGGCAACTACTTGTTCACCGTAGATAATGCACATCCTGACCATAATATAGTAGACACCGGGTATAGTGAATGGCCCGAGGATCATAAAAGTTTTAATTTTATTGAATTAGATAACGGGCAATATGCAGCACAACCAAATAATAGATGCTTGTTTTATGACGCTGCTAGTAATCCTAAAGATATGAAGTTTCCAGATTTTCGAGTTTGCACTCGAAAGTATGTAGTAGAGCAGAACCCAAAGTGGCGTTTGGGCGATACAGATACAGTGATGTATGAAAATTCAAAAGGAGAATAAAAATGGCCAAAGCAAAAGGTTCAGCAACTGGTAAACCAGCAATTGATCATGTTGTAAAGCGTACACATGTTGGCGGACTTAGACCAAAAACTAGCACAATGAATAAAAGCTACAAACGCAGCTTCAAGGCTAATAGAGGGCAAGGCAGATAAATACTGCTATGGAATCTTTACAAAAGGCTTTAAAAATTGCGTTTGCTAGTGAATATGCTTTTTATTTAAAAGCACACTACTTTCATTGGAATGTTGAGGGACCAAGTTTCCCTCAACTGCATGAATTATTCGGTAAAATATACGAAGAGGTATATGGCAGTATTGATACCTTTGCTGAAGAAATTCGTGCCACAGGCACATACACACCAGGTTCATTTACCAGATTTAGTATTCTAAGCCAAATTGATGATGAAACAGAAGTGTTGCCAGCGGAATCTATGTTGGTAGAATTGCTAGAAGATAGCGATAGAATGCAAGAAATGTTCCGTATTGTTTTTAGAGCAGCCGAAGAGTTAGGCCTACATGGCCTCAGTGACTTTTTAGCCAGTAGACAAGATGCTCACGCAAAACATAGTTGGATGCTAAGAGCAACACTTAAATAAATTTATCATGCTTTTAGTTTACATTCACGGTGCCAGTGCTACCAGTGAAAGTTTCAATTACATCAGACGACAAATCAAAGGCAAAACGCTGTTAATTAACTACGACAGCAGAAACGGCTTTGAAAAAAATCTTGAAAACATGAAAGAAATTTTGTCTGCACAAAAAGACATGTTCTTTATTTGTCACAGTCTAGGTGGTATCTATGCACTTCATTTAGCACAGGAATTTCCTGATCAGGTTCTGGGTGCAGTTACCTTAAGCACACCATACGGTGGTGCTGAATCTGCAGATGTTGCAAAATATTTCTTACCCTACAGCAGATTACTTAAAGATATAGGTCCCAATTCATGGGCTATGAAAAAAGCACACGCATTTGATCTGCATCGCCCTTGGGTCAATATTGTTACAACAACCGGATCAGCACCCTGGATATCTGCGCCAAATGATGGTGTAGTAACCATTGCCAGTCAAAGTCATAGGGCAGACATTATGGAATTAATCGAGTTAGAATGTAATCATTATGAAGTGGTACTCAATGACAAGGTCATTGAAATTATCAAACAAAAAATAAACAATGTTAGGTGAAATACCTTATATGATAGTATGGGGATTCTTCAGCGCAATGGGCTGGATGAGCGCCAGTTATACTATAGATAAAATAAAAGCAGAAAATCAAACCAAACAAGAACAAGTATGCACAGCCTGGCAAGAAGAAACTCAACCAGATGGAACAATTAACAGGACTAGAACCTGTGAGATAAAGGCTTCACCTTAGGACCGTGAGGGCGCGGCTGCTGCGCTACCCAAAGGAGTCGTGCCCAGAGGGTTAAAGTGAGCAATTTAGTATTGCATTACAATAAAAAAACATTTATAATAATCTAACTTAATCCAGGAGATATTATGAGTTCAAGAATGTTCTCGGCTGAACAAAAAGCCAAACTAACCCAAATCATCAACGAAGGCATGACCATTATGCAAGAAGTTGAAGATCTCAATGCAGGGTTGAGTGATACCATCAAAGCAGTTGCAGAAGAAATGGAAATTAAACCAGCCATTCTAAAAAAAGCAATCAAGATTGCACACAAATCAAAACTAGGCGACGAAAACGCCGATAACGAAGAACTAAACACTATTCTGCAGACAGTGGGCAAAACACTTTGAATGAAGTAAACTTTTGTTCTTTCAAAGAAAATTTTGGAGTTCAAAGTGTTAAAAGTTTTTTAGATCATGTTGATTACTATCAATATGTTCAAAATATTCAATATGGCGAGAATATTACAAAATTCAATTTTGTAAAAGACGGAATCCCTATATATGACATTTTTGAAATATATTCAAATGTTGATTTAGAATTTAAAAATTTGAACATAATTGTAGTAGAAACACTTAGACAATTTTTATCAATTCAAGACAAGTTAGATTCAAATAAAAAATATATCCTGTTTAGCGAATCTTTCTGGCATAAAGAAAAGTATAAAACCAAAATTGATTATGAATTAGTTTATGTTCCTTGGGACATCGTTGATTGTCAAAATAGATTAGCTAATAGATCAAATTTATATTTTCATCTATTAGACTTAGATATCTTTTCGAAATATAATCCAAATTTTGATTTTCTTTGTCTAGTAGGAAGATCTAAACCATGGCGGGATGTGTTTGTTAGCAAGTTAGAATCAAGATTTAATTTAGCTAATAGTTTAACATCTTACTATGGCAAATGTATAGGCAATCAAAGTTTGTTAGACATCGATATACCATACGAAAGAACTAATTCAAAATTTGAATTTGAAAACAAATTTTATAGCCCAATAAGCATTAGTGATACAGATTACAAATATAATTTAAGTTATTTTACAAAAAATGAACTTTTTTATAAAACAAAATTTAGTGTAGTAGTCGAAACAGAAGCAGAATTAGAAGAATACCATGTGACAGAAAAGACACTAAAATGTCTAATGTTAGGTCACCCTTTTGTAGTAATCGGAACGCCAAAATATTTGCAATTTCTACATGATATGGGCTTCACTACTTATGAAGAAATTTTCGACGAAGGTTACGATTCAATATTAAACATCAATGATAGAATGAATTGTGTGTTAGATACAATTGACTTTTTACAATCTAAAACTTTTGATATAACAAAGCTTCGAGAAATTCAACAGAAAAACTTAAATGCACTTATAAGATTAAGGCATAAAGAAACTTACGAAAAGTTTCTAAAATTATTTAATGATTGATACCGTATTTAGACCTACAATAGATTGGATACGAGATGATTGGAGTAGCAATCGCTATCGCTTTGTTGTGGAGCTGTTGGCTTGGGCTATTAGTATCGGATGTGCGATCACTATGGCTTTCACAGTACCCAACCCTCCGTTACTGATACTATATCCTATTTGGATCAGTGGTTGTGCTATGTATGCTTGGGCTGCTTATACTAGGAAATCATTCGGAATGCTGGCTAATTACATCTTGTTAACTACCATTGATACTGTTGGCTTTATAAGATTATTATCTTGACAATCTTACTTTATAAAATTATAATTACTATATATGAGCTATGTTGACGCATTATATGATCGTAATCAGGATCGTATCCACATTGTGGAACGGATTAACGGTGAACGAGTTTATCGAGAATACCCAGCAAACTACATATTCTACTTCGACGATCCGCGTGGTAAATTTCGTACTGTTTACGGTACTCCTGTTAGCAGGTTTTCAACCAGGTCGAATAAGGAATTTCAGAAAGAGATTCGTATTAACAGCAACAAGCGTGTTTGGGAATCAGATATTAATCCAGTTTTCCGTTGTCTCGAAGAGAACTATTTGGGGTCTGAATCTCCCAAG